AGCGCCGGGCGCGTGGTCCGAAATCCGTCGGACGCGGGATGTCATTCAAACATTACTACAACTTCGGGAGCGCCACCCTGGCCACCGATTCCGCCTGTCGCGGAGGCGCCGCAGCCGGAACCACCGCCGCCACCGCCTCCGCCACCTGTGCCTCCAGGACCACCAGGGCCTCCAGCAGTCGTGCTGCCCCCGCCACCCCCGCCGCCAGCGCCGCCCCATCCATTGAATGCTGATGGGCCGGTTCCGCCGGTTCCGCCTGGATTAGTCCCTCCCGAAACTGTCCCGTCAGTCATCGATGTAGATGCCGTTCCGCCTGCAACTGGCGTCCCAGTGCTACACCCGCCGCCAGCGCCGCCGCCCGTTCCACCACCTGGTATAGCTCCGCCAATTCCAGCTACTCCAGCCGCGGAAGAACCCCCGCCGCCTGAGCCACCTACCGGAGTGGTTCCATTTCCTCCTGCAATTCCACTTCCTCCAGAAGCGCCTGATAATCCTCCACTTCCTCCGGTAGCAGTAGTGGTGGATGTTCCCGGCCCAGAAAAACCCGCGCCTCCGCCGCCTCCCGTGGCTGTAGCGCCAGTGCCACCAATCGCATGGGCACCCCCACCCCCGGCATTCGCGACAATTGTCGTAATCCCGGTCATCGCGACACTGGCCGTCGCACCCACGGTGCCATCACCGCCATTCGCTCCTACGCCGCCAGCCGCTCCCTGTGTGCATGCCGATCCCATTGTGATGGTCGCTGTGCCGCTAACCATCGAAACCGGGAACCATCCAGTGTCCTTAATAGCACCTCCGCCTCCGGCACCCCCTCCTGCGCCAGTAAATGGCGTCGTGATACCGGCGCCTCCGCCACCGCATCCACCGCCTCCCATGACGATAAAGCGCATTAACGTAGCACGAGTCGGAACAGCTATGCCGCTTGTGGTCGTGAGATAAGTCGTAACGTTGATCGGGAATGCTGGAACAGGCCCAGGCCCAGGCACCGATTGCGCGATAGCCAGAGAAGGTAATAGGAACATCGTTGCGATAAGTTTTTTCATCATTGTAGTTCCACGATAGGCGAATACGCGCAAAGAACCCGAATTGTCTTAGTGACCTGACCGGCGAAGGCCAACGATACACCGCCGTTTGTGGTATCCGCCGTAGCCGTTAGCGTCCATGATGACGCTCCGGTGTCGGCATAGATTTGTGTCAATGCCGAGAGCTTCAGTGTCGTATCTGCGGCTGTCAGGCCTTTTGCTATCATCATGTGCGGGTCTTCCCATGCAGCCAGATCATTGCTTCCGCCGGTATCACGCGCCAAACAGAATAAAAGTCCTATGTTACCAGAATCAGGACGGGGATTACCCAGGTCGCCTGCGTTGGGAGAGTTGCTGTCGTTTGTCGTCAGGATAATCGGCGTTACCGTGCCAACAGAAATCCCCTTGAATAAAAACGCTCCGAGTTGGGAGTCTCCCGGTGATGAAAATTGATTTGTTGCCCAGGCATTATGGCCAATGACACCGTTATCGCTTGCGCCTGATCCTGTAAGAAGCGTAGTTACAGCAGTGTTTACATGGCTAGTCCCCAGTAGTATGCTGTTGGTGTTGGCAGACAAGTTAGTGCCTATAGCGATACCCGCTGTGCCGATACACTTAGATGTTCCATTAGAGAGAACGATGCAATTCGCTCCTGTCGCGGTGTTGCCGAACGCTGACTGTCCTGGCTGAATATTGACCGCCAGTGATCCCAGGGCCGTTGGATCACCGGTTGTTTGGAGGTTCGTAAAAACTAATCCTACTGAAGTAGGATCAATGACGTATGTCGTGCCAGCAGCAAGGAAACTATCAATGATAATACCACCACTCACCAGAGAGGACGGCCCAACGCGAAACGACGGCGTTCCAACAACACCACCCATTACCAATTTCATGAGGCGACCGGCGTCAACCGAAACGCCGACGCCGGTTCCGCCACCGACAGCACCGTTTATCTCAATGTCATAGGGTTGAACGCTAGCCGAAGGAGCCTCCATGCGAATAATAGCGTGGTCCAGTTGGCTTTGTTCGCCGTCGAACCCATACATGTAAATCGTATTAACCAGCCCAGTCAGAACCTGATCTCCAATCACAATTAGATCATCACCATCAAAGCTACGCTCCGCGCGAACGCCAAAGAAGCGCATCGCGTTAGAAGCGCCACCATTAAACGCTGGTGATATTTGCATGCATTTACCGTTGCAACGCAGCAGTTGCAGACCAAAAAACTCAAGTTCGTCCGTGGCGTCCGCTACCGAATGGTTGCTTATATATACACTGGATATCGTCTCCGAGCCACTACTTACAACGCGTAGGTTATAAAACCTGCTCTCGCGAACGGACGCGCTCACGTCGTTTTTTGGTTCTCCACCCATTGCCAAACAATATCCATGAACAAACCAACAATCGACGTTCTGGAATAAAATATTGTCAGCGTGGTCATAGAAGTGAAAAGCATTTTGCTGGGCCGGAGACATTGTATCACCAACCACCCCAATCCCAGAGAGGATTACGCCAATCTGGTTCTTTGACACTGGCATTGATCCGCCAAACGGCACATTCCCGGCAAACCAAGGATCAGACCAACTAAACAGGTCGCCCGCGAATGAACCTCCAAGCCTGATCATGCTCTTTTGCGGACCGTCTCCAATAACGCAACCAGGGTTAAGTTGAGCAAACTGCGTGGGAGATGATGCAATCAGATAGCCGCTTCCATCTGGAAATCGGGAATCCCTCGCTGGAAAATAGAGACATGCATGTATGCCTTGCGTATAGAGGGAATTCGATAACGCAACCGCCGCTGAAAGAGCCGCCGTATTGTCTGTTCCAAGAGCGTATAAACCTCCCGGATTATTGATCATCGTGAATGTCGCGCCAGTTCCAGACCCGCTGGTCGCGCTCTGTGTCACTGGCTGGGAGGGCAGCGCCGCGTAAATACCAGCCGTTGTCACTTGCGGTATCGATACTCCCATGGCGATGGCGAGTGTTGCGCCAGTCAGTCCACATCCAGTGACGGGTTCGGATGTTAATGTTGTCGGATTGACGCTATAATCCCCAGCGTCCCAATTTGTGCCAATCGCCGTTAGTATGTTTCCCGCGACTGTCGCGTTAACCCGAAACAATCGGCCCGTGCCGGTTGTTCCGGTTAGGACACAGGGCTGTAAGCCGCTGTTTGTGCCGCCAGTTCCAGCCGTGTTGATTGTGGCGGAAACCAGCTTCGTTTTTAATACGGTTAGCACCGCTGCTGTGGTGAATGTGCCACCGCCAATCGTCACGGTATCGCCAGGAGCATATGAGCCGCCTCCGGCCTGTCCAGTGACCACAATAGCTGAGGAAATGAAAGATGCAGTGGACGATGCTGACGGATTTGCCGCTAAAGTAATCGCATTCGTGCTAACAAATGTCGCGACCGTGGTGGCGAGCGTAACGCCATTTGTGCCAGCCCCTGAAATATAAATTGGCTTACCAATATCCACGGCACTGAACGTCGTCGAAGCGCTGCTAAAGGCGGCATTTCCCGCCGTATAAACGCCATCGGCAAAGCTAACCAGATCGCCATTAGCTCCCATGTCCAGCACATTGATTGTTTGTGCCGCCCGATCAGTCAACGCACGAGCATCTGGACTACTTGTCGCGGTTACCAACCCATTCAACGTATTCGGCGTGCCGCTGCCAATCGCGGGAGGCGCCGCGAACAGATTAGTAAATCCAGCGCCACTCACAGCGCCAGACGCACTTAATGATGTGCTCGCCACAGTATTCGGCGTGACACTCCCAATCGGCCCCGGAGACGTCAGATTCGCCACCGTCCCAACCCAAGCCGTCCCATTCCACGTCTCGTTCGCTCCAATTGTGAGGTTGTAGCCCGTTCTTCCTTGGTCAGGGTTAGGTGGACGGGTTGTGGATGTCCATGGTCCCCCGTTGTACCCAGAGCCAAAGCTTCCTTGGTTTCCAAGGACATCCTGGCAGTCCGTCAACATCGTCGGGCACACGGCCAAAGCCGGTGTCGCCGCTAACTGAAAGATCAAACCCGCGGTAAATCTACGCATGTTACCATACCACCACGTTGAAAGCGTGTGCCGTTGTCGCGGCTATCGCGGATACATTTGTCGTTTGACCGGGAATGCAATTCCATCCCTGGCCGGGCTGAAGCGTTGAATTCCCGCCTCGCCCGGTGGCTGTCGCGGTCGTGTAGGGATTGACTTGCGCAACCTCTGCCGTAGCGATATTCTGATCCGCCGCGCTTAACGGATTGAGAATATAGCAGCCTTTGACCGGGCCAGTGACAAGAGTTACAGCAGTGCCGCCTGTGACAATGGCTGATGCCGTGGCCACGGCCGGGGTGGTCGCTGCCGGCGAAGTCGTGACGGCACTACCTCCGCTCCCACCGGAGGGAGTGCACAAGGTGCCAGTGGTGTCTTGTGTAATCGGTAGGATTTTGCCCGCGGTATAACCGCTGGGAGGCGTGCCGCAAGTCGAGACAACGATAGCAAGAGGCTCGACGGGAGATTGGGCAAAGGCGGCGCCCGCACCGGCCATGAGAAACACGGAGACGAGAAGCAGGCGACGCATTGCTGGTATCCTTTATGCCCGGCGACGGACCGCCGGGGCTGGGTCGGGTCGGCGTAGAGCCAAGATTTCACCGGCTTCTTCCGGCGTAGTCTGCCGCACCCAATCCTGCTCACGCAAGAGCGAGCCAGGGCGGGGGATCGGCGTTGCCAGTGATGGCGAGTGAGCCTCGATGACAATGAGGCATTTGGGGTCGAGTTCGGCAACGTGGCTGTCGGGGATGGAGATCGTCTCCCCTGGCTGGGTGGCCGCGTAGTAAACGCAGCCAGGACCAACGCAGGGAGATTTGATAATGACGATCGCCATGACTTACTGCGACGCTTCCGGCAGGGTGCCCCAGAAACCAGTCTCCAGCGACAGGAACGCGGAGATCGCGCCGGCCGTGGTCGTGGTCGTGGCAGTCACCACCTGGATCATCATGTAGCGGAGATACGCCCCGAGGCCGACGATGCCCGAGCCGCGCGGTAGTTCGGCCAGGAGCATGAGCGAACCAAGGGTCAGCGGCGCCACGGATGCGGAGCCCGTCACCCAGATCGGGGAAGCGATGTGGATGTTCGGCGAAGTGCCGGCCGTGGCCGCGCTGGTAATCAGATCGATCTGGACCGTGCCGGCCGAGCCACCAGTGATGATGGCGGTCGTGCAAAAGATCACGAGGTAGAGCCGCGCCTGATCCACGTTGGGCGTGATGGTGCGGTCGATGTAGTTGCCGATCACCGCCGTTCCGGCGCTTGCGGCGACGGATACAGCGGAGGCGAAGGTGGTGCGAGCGTCGCGGATCATGGATGGGTTCCTTATTAGGTGACGAGGGTCTCGGAAGCGGCCATCGCGTCACAGCGGCGCAGCGGGATGCCAGAGAAGGAATAGACTTGCTTGCCCCCGACGTTCTCGATGGTCAGGGTCGAGCCCGCGGTCTTGTTCACAAGCTGCCGGCGAAGAAAGCTCATGGTGTTGCGGCTCATGTAGAACACTGGCCGGCCAAGGGCGGCGACCTGGGGCGGCACCGCTTCCAGGGCCTGGAACATCAGGTCGGCGAGGTCATCGCCGGTGGCCGCGTTCTTGGTCAGGTTGGCCTTGGAGATATTGCAGATGCGAACGATACCACGCCAGTCGCGAACAGTGAGGCCCGCATCCCAGCGATAGTGGGTCGTATAAACCTCAGCGAAGCCACCGGCTCCGTCGATGTTCTGGTGGGTCATCAGGCCCTTGTCTTCGACCTGGAGACCAGCCTTGGACCCGCGCGGCACGATGCCGTGGGCGATCAGCGGCGACCAGTAGACCAACCAGATGCTGGCGTTGTCGGTCGAGGCGCCAGACCCGAGGATCACGTTCAGCGCGTTGGTCGCGCCGGAGTTCGCGTTGTAGCGAGGCGTAAAGCCGGTGAAGCTCTCCTGGATCACGCCTTCGTTTCCGTAGATCAGGACGCGCTGGATTTCGTTGGCCAGGGCCGCGATCTGGGGCATTTCCTCGGAGAGGCGGAACGCCGCGGTGTTGCCGTTCAGGTCGGCCAGAGCCTTGTCAACCACGCCGTATGCCTCAAGCATGCCGGTGTTGTCGGTGACAGTGACCGAGGTGGACTTGCCGGGCTGGACGCCGCCGTAGAGGGCGCGCCAAGTGACGGGCGGCAGACCGGTGCGAACCGTGGTCCGATGGCCTGTGGGAAGATTTCCCTCGACCCAGGTCATGTCCAGAAGCATCTCGTTTGCCTGCGACAGCAACTCGACGATGGTGGCGATCGAGCCGTCCGGGTCCGTGGCCGCGGCCAAGTCCATCAGGGTCGGGTTGGTGTTGGCTAGGGCTGCCATGGATTAAACCTTCTGTTACGATTTCATCGTCGGGAACAGTCTGTTCGCCGCCGGGATGGGAGCCCCACCACTTCCTACGTTACCACCCACGCGGATCGTGTCCTCAGACACGGCTTTGCCCACGCGGAATAAATACCTTGCGATCTCAGGATGGTTGCCCATCCCACTATCGATTAGTGCCTTGTTTAACTCGGGCGTGCCAAAGGTTGCAAGTCCTTTTGCGATCATGGCACCATTTTCGTCAAAAGTTTTTCCACCGGCGAGGTGGCCATACTCTTTATCGGCCCGCGCGTCGGTGCGCCATTGGTTCTGGAGATTGGTCCAAGCCTCGCTCTGCACCTGGGTTTGCTTGCCCAAAAGAGCCGTTGTCTGCTCGGCGTGGAAGCTGGCGAGCTTCTGCGCCTGCTCGTTGGTCAGGCCAAGTTCTTTGGCGATCGGGGTGAACGCCTCGACCACGGCCGGGTCTGCATCCGCGTCGCCGAACTTGATCTCATATTTCTCCGGCACGACCTTGGCGGCATTATCCTTCGCTTCCTGGGCCAGTTGCTCTGGGGTCTTCGAGATCTCGACCGCCGGTTTCGCTGGGTCCGCGGCAAGGTCAGTGACGAGGCTGGTCGGCGCGGGCGGGGCTTTACCGGCATCAGTAACGAGGCTGCTGGCCGCTGCCTGGGCCGGCGTCTGTGTCAGGTCGGCGGCTGTCGCGCTCGTCGGCACGGCGTTGCCCTGGGTGCCTGGGGCGCCTGGGGTTTGGGTGATGCTCTCACTCATATTCATCGTCCTCCACGTAAGGTTCAGGGATCGCGTCGTAGCGCGCTTCGCGGTCCTGGTGCTCTTTCTGCATCAGGGCGAACGCGCCTGGGTGGGCACTCTCAAGCTGAGCCAACATCCAGAGCCCTACGTCCCGCCGGCCTTCGTTGAAGGCCATGCGGAGAGGGTCCCGATCAAAGCTGGCACCAGTAACATTGCAGTGAGAAAGCCAATCCCAGATAGCTTGGCGATTAGGTTGTTCGGATAATACGCCATGGGCAGCGTTAGCGCGGTCCACATCACGAGCAGCGGCGCGCAGCGCACTATGAGCCACCCGCCGCTTTTCGGCGTATTCATCGTCGGGGTCATACGGCGGCAAAGACGGTCGCCAGTGTCACGGCCGGATTGGCGCTCCCAGCTTTTCCACCACGCGAGAACTTCGCGTCAAGTTCGCGGAGATCGCAAGCGGCAAACAACTGACGGAATGCGGTGTTAACCAGCATCGCCGACATAATGGCCGCGCCCCAATTTTCCTCAACCTGCGGCCCGCTGGAGTTGGTCGCGGAGCGGAGCGAGGCACGCGAGGTGGCGATGGCGGCGATGAACGTGGCCAAGTCAGTGGCGAACGTCGCGATATCCGTGTCGAGGGTTCCGGCTGCTGTGGCAACTGCGCCCATGGTGTGTCTCCTTCAAATGCCTCATACCGGGTGGTATGGTGATCGTCAACTGTTACGTGGGTGGCCCTTGCTGGCCGCCGGCCGCACTCGCCACATTGGCGAGCAACGATTGGCCATTCTGTCCTGGCGCCTGGGCTAGGGTAGCAGCGCCCTGGGCGCCTTGCTGTAGTGCCCCCGCCATCTGTGTCGCTTGCGCCGCCTGCTGCTGCTGCGCGGCTTGCTGCTGATGCTCCTGCCGGGTTTGGGCGACCACATCGGCGGACTGGATCAGGCTGGGTGGGGTGCCGATGGCCTGCCCGTATTTACGGATCGCGTCATCAACGTTCAAGTTGTCGGAGGCCGTCGTCATGCCCATCTTCATCAGGCCACCAACGAAGCCCACCAGTTTATCGATCCCCCCGGTAACAATTGCGCGCTGCGCCTGGGCGGCGGTCGATACAAAGCGAACCTTCAGCATTGCGCCGGACAATTCTTGCGGCGGCGTCATCTTGCCCGAGAACAGACCGGCGCGCAAGCACTGGTTGAACAGCCGGTTCACCAACGGGGTCAGGAAGTCGCCGTGGACATGCTCTAGGACCGGGCCGAGCATCAGCATGTCCTCGGCCTGCTTCTGCGTCAAGAACATCTCATTCTGCGGTTGCACGCCTTCCAGACTATGGAGCGAGCGCCAGAGGTCTTCGTAGAACCCTTCCTTGATCCGCGCCTCGTGCGCCTGGATCAGCATCAGGTGTTTGTCAAGCTGGGGCATGACCGTGTAGATCGGCTTCAGTTCCGCCTGATCCATCCCGTCATAGAGTGTCACGCCGCCAGGGAGCGAATTGATCTTCAGGTTCCGCAGCGTCGCCGGGCCATGAAGCGGCGGATCAACCATCTTGTCGTTGGCCTTCGCCGTCATCCGCTCCAGGGCCATGAGGCCCTTCACGTCGCCGAGGCAGGTCATGCCAGGGCAGTCGGTCGCGTAGGTGTCTTCTCCTGTAACGTCCCACCGGGGGGCGTAGCAGGGGAACTCATCGAAGCCCTTGTCCGAGAGAAAGGCCGCCGCGCCATTCGCCGCGGAGACCGCGGAAGCCGCGCCATAGACCGCGCCGGCTAGCTCGATCGTCACCGACCGGTAGTTCTTGAACTGGCTGCCCTTCTTGTTCGGGTCGTGCTCGCGGTTCGGCTCGATGAAGTTCATGACCGGGAATTTGGCTTCGTAGTCGCCGCGGTCGTAGAGCCGCTGCACGGTCGGCGACACCTTGCCCGGGTAGGTCTCGACCAGCATCTTCACCGTGTCCTGGTATTGCCGGCAGATGGTGTCGATCTGGTATTTGCTGTTCTGGGCCAGGGAATAGGAGCCGATGGTGTGCTGGTAGAACGTCGCCACATTGTCGAAGTCGTCCATGTGCGACATGGCACCGGTGCCGAACAGCAGCAGTTCCCCGAGCGTCGTGGGGGCCATGTTGTAGAGGTTCGACGCCGCCGCGATGGCATACATCAACTGCTCGACCTTGTAGAGCCATTCCGCGACTGGCTCGTAGGTCATCAGGTCCGGGTCTGGCGTCTCCAGCTTGAACCACGGCTGTGAGGGCGACATGACGCCGGCGAACAGCCCGGCCCGCGCGTTGCGCCACGACATGGTGGCCCGGGTGTTGTAAATCTGGTTGTAGCGTTTGTCGCCACGGTTCACGTCGGTCCAGAAGAACCGGCCGGACCTGGGGCTGATGAACCGGCTCAATTCCATCCAGTGCGGGCGGAACGTCGAGCGTTCGGCTTCTAGCGCGGACATGCGCTTCAGGTAATACTCCTGGCGGTTACGATCAGCCGCCTGGGGCTGGTAATCAACGCCGATGTATGCGCCGCCGGAGCCGGACATTAGGCAGAGCCCAGCGCGACGGATTGGCCGAGGGTCTGCCCCTGGTTGCCGGTCTGCGGTGCCACGGTCTGGCCGCGGCCGGCCATGGACTGCTTCTCGATCAGGTTCTGCCGCGCCGCGATCACGGCAGGATCAACCATGGTCGGAGGCGGCGGTGGTGTCGCGGCCGGCGCGGCCGGCGCCGGAACTTTAGGTCCGCCCATAAGTTTATTCCTCTACCATAACGTTTGATGCCTGGAATGCGCGGGCCGCTGCTACGTGCCGGGCCTGTATCGCGGCTTCCATCGCGGCGATTGCCTTGTGCTCCGCGGCCTGGGCCTTAATCATGGAGGCCTTGCGCGCCTCGCGCGCTTCGGCGTGGCCGGGCAGCCAAGAGCCGTCATCGACGTAGCCGCCGGGGAGATCGACGGCGATCTTGCCGTTCGGGCCGTAGATTAGGCCACAGTGCCGATAATGGCCGGTCGGAAGACCAGTGCGCGTCTTGGCCAATCGGGCCGTATCTTCGGCGATCAGCCGGGCGCGGCGGTCGGCGGCCAGTTCCGGCGCCGGTTGGCCAGGGTCGAAAATCTGCTTGCCGTTCACATACCACAGCCCATTCACCCAGGAGGCGTGGCTGGGGACCCAGGCTGGGCGATCGTCAGTGCTGTCCATCTAGGTTGTAGCTCCATGGGTCGTATTCGTGGATCGTGAAGACCGGCTCATTGACGTAGGCGGCCATCTCCTGCGGCGCAACGTCCTGGGCGAACGTCAGCGCCAGGGCATCGCCCATGTCTGGGGAGGGCAGTCCGCGCTTACGCATGTCCTTCTTACGTTCCAAATGTATCTGATTTTTGTCTGTAGGCCCAAATTCACGCCCAGTCAACTGATCTCGCAAGTCTTTGCCTTCTTCAGTCTCCGGGCCGGCCAGGGCCAGGGTCGTGTGGATGGCGTCCCGCATCCGGCCCCACATCTCGTCGCCGCGGTTGTAATACATGCGGGCGTCGATCGGGCTGCCGCCGAAGTGGACCATGATCGGGGCGTAGCCGAGATGGCGCAACTGATCGCCCACCCCCTGGCCAAGGCCGCCGCCGTCGAGGAAGATCGCGGTGAACTTGAGCCCGAGCGCGCGGAACTCCATCACCGTCTCGATCACCTTGCCCACGATCTGCACCGTGTCGAGCCCACGGAACCGTTTGGCCGGCCAGGACCGTGCATCCTGCCCGAGCCTGATCTTGATGACCGTCTCGTCGCCGAAGTCGCCGCCACCGCCCACGTCAACGCCCATGACCAGGGACGCGCCCTTGGTGTAGGGAAGATCGCGCATCATAGATGCGGTTACATCCCCCGTGGAGATGAACTGCATGTCCGACTGGTCTGGGAACACGCCGCGGACCCGGACCTTGAAGAAGTCGCTATGCTCGCCCCAGAGATTGGCCCATTCGGCGTGCAGAGCCTTGTTGGTGATCTTCACCGTGCGGCTGTCGATGCTCCAGCGCCGATTGGCGGGCAGGGCGTTCCGGCCATGGTGCTCGTCGAAGAACGCGCCGGAGTTCTTGGTCGGATTGCCGAAGTCGAAGGTCATCGGCTCGCCGTCAGTCAAGCCCCCGCGCCGGACCTCGAATATCTTCGCGGGGACGCCGGATGCTTCGTCGAAAATGTAGAAACTGGTCGCGGCGGCGGAGTGCTGACCCGCGAACGCTTCCGAGTTTTCCTCCCGGCACGTCTGAGCATTGCAACTCCATTTCTGAGCTACCTCTGCTTCCGGGCTACCCGCCGGAGCAAATGCCTTGCTCGTGAGAGACATGGAACCGCGCCCGTTCCGGTAATCGAACCGGTGGGCCGTCAGGGACATTCTGTGCCACTTGCCGAGTTCCTCCCAGGTCTTGGTTCGCAACTGATCGGCCGTGGTCGCGGTCACGGTACCCTTGGACCCGGGGCGTGTGTCCATGATGAACTTGATGACCCAGGCCGAGAGCACGGACTTGCCTATACCATGGCCCGAGGCCACGGAGTATTGGAGCGGTGCCACCGCGGTCTTTCCGTCGAAGGCGTTGGCCCGGATATCGCGGCCCCACTGCTCCAGGATATCGATCGCCCACTGGTCAGGCCCATATTTGCAATTGAACCGATCCCGGTAAGCGGGCGGCAGTTCGACAAGTTGGATCGAATGCTCCGTCTCCCAAGGAAACATAGTCATGACGTATTTCAATGGGTCAGCGTAACAGTCGGCGATCAGGTCGTCGAGCGCGTCCTCCCCCGGGTCAATCGTAGCCGGCATCAGCTTCCCTTTACGGTTGGCTTGATTGTGAAGCCCTGGTTGCCGCTGTTGTTGACCGGCTTGATGACCGGCTTCCGGGGCACTGGCGTCTTTGTCGGGGGACGAATGTAGGGCGGGTCAACCATCAGCGTTTCTTCCTCAGTTTTTCGACCAGGGCCTTCTCTTTGGCCAGGGCGTCTTTGATCCGCTCCGCGAGTTCCCGCGCGATGCGGTCCCGCACGCCGGCCTCATGTTGCGGGCTGACGAAGCAATCGCCACCGCCCACGGTGTAGCGCGGCGGGCAGTAGCTTCCAGCGCCGCCGGGCACTGTCACGTTTCTGCTCATGGGATGATTTCTCCTTCGATGATCTTCGGTTCGGCGAGGCGCATCCGGGCCTGCTGCACCTTGTCGCTCAGGGTGAGCCCTACAGACACCTCCAGCTTGTCTTTGAACATACCGCGGATGCGGGCCAAGCTGTCAAGGGCCGCCTTCTTGTCGTGGAACTTGATCTTGGCTTTCTTGACCTCGCGACCGGGTTCGTCGTCATTCCCGAGTTCCTTGTAGGTCTCGACGTTGTATTCGGCCAAGGCGGATTTCTGGTCCTCGGTGATGGCCGACATGTCGATCCAGGCCGAACCGTCTTCCTGGATTTCCAGGAGATCGCCGAGGCTGGCGAACGCGATCTTGGCCAGTTCCTGCTCGATGCGCTCGGCCGTGACCGCGGCCCGGTAATCCAGGCGATCCCGGCGGCGGTCGATTTCCTTCTTGACCTCTGGCCGGATGAAAACTGAATGCGTGCTGCTGGGGCTCATGCCGGCTTCGATCATGGCACCTCGGCGGGAGCGGCAGCCGTTGGCGAACCAAGCGTCGATGACGCGGCGGTGGGGCTCGGAGAGCACGGCGATGCTGGGTGGTAGCTCGGGGACCGGGAGGCCCAGGAGCATACGGGATCGGCGCTCTACACGGGTCTCGACCATGGGTGTCCTCGAAAAAGTGCCGGCCCCTATTTCTTAAAGCGCGCCGGGGCCGGCTGTAGCGCGACGGTGGGAAGATTAGCCGGAGGACGCCAGCCGCTTCCTACCCTTCATATGCACACTTCAAGTCAATCGTCAAGCTCAACTTCCTCGTCGGCTTCCTCGTGGAAAGCGCGAACCGTCGCCAGCATGGCCAACAGGGCCGGCCCGTGCTCATGGTCCTCGAAGTGGTATTCGAGCACGTCGAACGCTTCGGCTACCGGGTCACTGTCGAAATCAACGTCTTCGTCGAACTCAACTTCGTCGCTAACGCTGACTTCGACCATGCCGTTCGGGTAAACTACGATCTCATGGGACATTATGGGGTTCCTTTTTCAGTGGGGAGAAATGCAGCACCCTCGCGAGCACTGGGTAGGCACGGATGGCGTCGCGGACCTTTTGCTTGCCGGCCGCGCGATCGGCAATGCTTAGCATGTTCAGATAGTCGGTGACAAGCTGATCCAGGCCATGGACCTGACCTTCGATCCGCTGACCGACGACCTCGCGGCCATCGGGCGGCGTCTTTATCACCAGTTGGCCCCTGAGCCGGCTTTGCTGGTCATGTGGTTGGTCTTAGCGGTCTTGCTCGCCGTCTTCGAGCCGGAGGGCTGGGGGCAGACGGTGCGGCTGACTGGGGTGCCGGCGCCCGCCTTCTGGTTGGGCATGCCGGTGCCGAGGGATGCCGAGTAGGGCATTGCGGTCTTGGCCATGGGTTAGCCTTTCTTCGGAGTGGCCAGGGACGGGCTGTAGGCGCCGAGGCGGACCTTGCCGGCGTCAGCGGTCGGGAGGGACGGGCTGTAGGCGCCGAGGCGCACGGGTTTCGGTTTGCTGGTCATGGTGGTGTTTCTCCTTGGGTTGTTAGAACTGTAACATGCCGCCGCCGGTCTTGACCTTTCCGGCGTCTTTGGTCGCGGGCTTGGTGTCCGCTGCGATCTGAGCTAACTGGGCCTGTAGCGCCGCGATCTCCTTGGCGTCGGCCGCGATCTGGTCGGCCTGGGCTTTCAGGGTCGCGGTGATCTCCACGGCTTTGTTGGCCACGTCCTGCTTCCAGGCCGCGCGGTGCTGGGCCAGTTCCGCTTCCCGGATGCCATCGGGGGTTTTGGCATATTCGGCCATGGCGAACTCAGCGAGGCGTTCCCGCTCCGATAGCTCGTGCTCGGGCCGGACGTAATGGTAGGGGTCGTTGAGGCGCGCGGCTTCCCGACTGGTTTCGAGTTCGGCCAAGGCGGCTGCCTGTTTGGGGTCCGGGGTTGGGTCGGGCATGGGGTGGCTCCTGTTATGGTAGGGTCATAGCATAGTGGGGGGTGGGGTCGTCAAGGGCTACTCGGAGGCGGGACGTATTGCGCTGGGCGGCTCCAGTCCACGGGGCGCGTGTTTGCTTGCCAACGCGGGGGCAGGTTTAGGTCTTCCTGGGCCAAGGGATGGGGAGGCGGCGGGGCTCGGCGAGTGATGCTGGGT